TATCACGGTAAGCCTGTCCGGGTGCTTCCGGTCTGGAGGCGCGAATGCCCCCTATACCCCGGTACCCTTGGGCTGTACGTCACCATATCTCGGAGTTTACCCCGAGGCCCGGTACGGACTCCCCGTCGCTTTTGCGGTTGTTGCATGTGTCGTGGGCCGGGACGATGTTGGCGCGGTCCCAGATCAGCTCGGGGTACTTGCTTCGTGGTTTTACGTGGTCGAGTTGGTTGGCTCCGGGTTGGCGGCAGATCCAGCACCTGACTACCACGCCTTTTGGCAGGATCTCGCGGTACAGTTTGCGTCTGCGACCTGAGTTCATCACCCATTCATCGACTGCCATGGCCTGACCCCTAACACGACTGTTGGTCCCGTAATTAAACGAAACCAACAGTACTATTTTATTTGTCAAGTATACTGGGTGTCAAGTATTGGGTATATGTGGGGTTCGTCACATGGTATGTATACCCAACGAACCCCACCCTATACCCCAGGATCTTTACCCCCTAGGCGTGCTGCCACCGGCTGGTGTACGGCGCACATTCGCCGCACACCGGGTGGTCGCAACCCCAGTAGCATTTGGCCGTAACCAAGGGTACCTTGCCCTTGCACCGTTCGCAGAGCGGCATCACTCGGCCTCCGCCTTCTGCTTCCCCTCTTCGGCGTCCCATATCTGGGTCAGCCACCTAGGAGGGTCACAGTCGTGACCGCAGATGCAGCCGTTTTCGCTGGGTTCCCAGCAGAACTGTGCGTCCATCATTTGCCCTTCCTCTTCTTGGCTCGGGTCCTCTCGACCTTGGACCCTTGGCCCTTCTGCCGTCCTGCTCGGGCGAACCACCGTCGCTGTTCCCGGGTCATATCTGCCTCCCACCAGCGACCGAAGGTGTGGGGCAGGACAGGCCGGGTCTTGGGTTCTTCCATCAGAGTTTCCTCTCTAGTCGGGCTTCATGGATTTTACACAACCAGAACTCACCCTCGGTGAGCGGTCGGTCCTGTAGGCTGCAGGTCCCGCACTCCTCGCACTTGATCCACCATTGGACCTTCCGGGTGACGTGGATCCCTCGCATCAGAACCCTACCTGATCCAGTATGACCTTTACTCGGGTTGGCCCGAGTACGCTCTGTATGTAGGGTCCCCATTTATGGACGTGAAGGGACCTTGGTGGAACTGATGGGTGGACCATCCCGACTGAGGCCAGGGGCTTGCCCGGGAAGTCCTCTATGATCATCACCCCGTATCCCAGCTCCTCTGCCCGCTTGCATAGGTCGTCTTCCAGTGCGGCTCTCCGAGCGGCGATATCCGCCACTGCCCGATTGAGGAAGGGGTGGTACCCGCTGCCCAGTTCCATCACAGGCTCGGGGTCCCACAATGGTTTGGTCGGATCGACACTCATTTTACGGCTCCTTTGCCGAGGATTGCTTGGATTAGTTTTGCTGCGGCTGCAGTCTCTGATTTCCGCCGTTGGGCGTTGCGGATTGCGGTCTCCCGTTTGGTGACGTGGCCAGGGTTGTTGGCGCAGGTGAAGTCCCGGTCCACCATCTGGCCCTCGACCATCCACACTCCGAGGCGTCCGCCACACGGAGCCGGGTTCTCTTCCTCCCCGGCGTTCCATTCGCACCCTAGGTCCTCGATCCGGAAGAAGTAAGCAGACCTGAGGGGATCTGGGGTGAGCAGGTTCTCTGCGGCGATCCTTGCCGCCACCACGCGCTGGCCCCAGTGCCGCATCTTGTCTGCGCCACCGGAATCCGAGTCGAGGGTATTTACGTTGCGGGCAAGGTACCTCAGTTCGTAGGCGATTCCCTTCCGGCCTGGGCCTCGTGCGGTGTCTCCTCCAAGTGACCCAAGCCATCCCCTACCCGCGTAAGCGATACCCCGGATATCGTGCCGTACCCGGGTTGCATCGTCGTTGAGGTCGATTCCGGTGACCATGGGGTCTTTTGCTCCACGGACCTTGACTTGTTCAGCTTTCTGTTCAACATTCATCCTCCGAATGAGCGCTTCGAATAGTGGGTCGTACACGTCGGCCAGCCAGTGTAGCTCTTGCCAGAGCCGGTAGGAGCAGGTCCAGCAAAGGAGCTTGCCCTCCTCGGCCCGGTCCTCGTCGTTGATGCAGTTCTTGATGGTAGGCTCCCTATCTCGGCCCCTTGAATACTGTTGGAGGCCCCAGCGGTGGTCTCACGTCCGCCAGGACCTCCAAAGGATCAGCAGGCCCGTAAGGAGCCACCCCGGGCTGCGATCTAGGGACTACTCTACCAGCATATTTGCCTACCTGTCTAGCCGGGTATCTTGACAACCGGGCAAGATGGGTCTTACAATAAGAGGGCAGGGGTTTTTCCAATTCGGTCTCAGTCGAATAAGGAGCTACATCATGGTTGATTTCCCAGCACCAACAACGGGTCCAATATCCACGCTTTGCCGCTGCGGTTGTGGGGAAGCCACCGCCAGCTACCGGAGCGTCTACCGGCCCGGGCACGACAGCAAGCACATCTCCCACCTCCTACAGGAGCTGCTCGTGGGGATAGACTCGCTGGAGCACGGCAAGCTCTCGGCCAAGGACTACCAGACCCAGGTCTCCGACGCCTTTATCTTGCTCCCCTCCGCTAGCCTACAGGACCGCCTCTACCACGCGGTGCTGAACTACGGGCGAGGCCGTCTCCGCGAGCGCCTCGTTGACCTCAAAATCAAGCCCTTTGAGCCGGAGAAGCCAGCCCGTGCCCGTAACGCAAAGTAACACCAGAACCTTGCCCGCTTGACTACTTGACTCGTGGGCAAGGTTCTGGTAAAGTTGTTCTTACGAGGTTCACCCGGAACCTCACCAGACCGAAGGAGCCGGAAATGGCAAAGGGACTCAGCAACACCGAAAAGGCCGCACTCAACATGATCATCGCGATCGGTGCCCAGAAGTACAGCTTCTTCGACGAGGGTATCGTCGAGGGTGGGGGAATCTGGTACAGCGCGCTGGTTGAGGAGACCCCGCTCTCCCCGCGTCTCGCAGCCCGGGCAGTCTCCAAGCTGGTTAAGGACGGACGCCTTATCAAGTCCGAGAAGGACGAGGACGGCGAGCAGTGGGTCGAACTCACCAAGCTCGGAGCCGAAGTCGCCAAGGGCCTCGCCACCGAAGAGCCGCTGCCAATCGTCGAGGACGAGCCGACCAAGACCACCCGCAAGGCTCCGACCGCTCAGGTCGCTGCTGGTACCGGCTGCAAGTGCGGCTGCGGAACCCAAGTCCAGGGAAAGAACGCGACTTACCGTCCGGGCCACGACGCCAAGCACGTCTCCCGCCTCGTCGCCGAAACCAAGACCACCGGCAAGCAGCCCAAGGAGACCTCCCAGCTCTCCACCCGCCTCTTCGCCAAGTACATCAAGGCAGTAAGCAAGTAAGGCCCCGGGGGTCCTTCGGGACCCCCACTGGGACCGGCTGGATTAGGCCAGTCGCAAGGGTTCGACACCCTCCGGCCCCACGAACTTGACAGTTGGTCAAGGAGATGTTTTAATAGAAATACGAGGCCGGAAGGACCGGCCCCAACCGGTAAGGAGCCAAAAATGACCGAGACCCAGACCACCGCCAAGGCCACCACGACCCGCCACTGCAACTGCGGTTGCGGCGAGGCCACCTCCTCCAGCAAGACGATGTACAAGCCGGGACACGACGCCCGCCACGCTGGCAACGTCGCCCGTGCAATCGCAGAGGCCGTCCTGAATGGCACCACCGCCACCGCATCACTGAAGGACCTCCCCTCCGCAAACCTCGTCCACAAGGCGGACGCCATGAGCAAGCGCCTCGTGGAGAAGGCCCGCGCCAAGGCCGAGCGCACCGCAGCCCGGGCAGTCTCCAAGCCCGCCGACCGCAAGACCAAGCACGCCTCGGAGGGCAGCATCGAGGCCGCGATCGCAGCCGGTGAAGCCGAGCACGCGGCAGAGGTCGCAGCCCGCGCCGAGGGCATGCCGGAATTCGAGAAGAAGGACGAGCACATTTACTCCTACGGGACCGTGAAGGTCGGACGCTGGGAATACCCGACCCGCACCAGCACCCAGGGCTTTGTAGGCGGCGAGGTCCGCGAGGTCACCGAGCGCAACAGCAAGCGCGACGGCTCCGGCGACTGGACCGAAATCACCAAGTAACACAAGCGGCCCCCGGCGTAACAGCCGGGGGTCTCCTGTATATCCGGTTTGACTGAGTGACAAAGATGTGATTTAATAGAAATATGGGCCGGAACGACCGGTCCAGTTCAGACAAGGAGCCAGCAATGAACGAGAGCATCGCAACCGCAATCAAGGCCCAGATGGAAGAGGTCCAGGCCGAACTCAGCGAGGTCCACGAGCGCGAGGGCTTCGAACCCCCGCTGACGACCGGCGCGATCTTCCTGAACGTCCGGACCAACCGAATCTGGTTCCAGATTCAGGACCAGTCCTACGGGACCACGCTTTGGGTCTCCAAGCACGAGCGGCACGCGGCCTCCGGCGAGACCCTGGTCTCGGTCGAGACGACGGAGGACGCCATCAACTACGAGTGGGACTAAGCGAATAACACGAGACCCCCGACCCGATAAGGGCCGGGGGTCTCGTCGTATCTAAACCCCGGACGATCCGAACCCGTTGGCACCCCGGGCGTGGGAGCTAAGCTCCGGAACCATGGTCGGCTCCATCCCCCGGGTAGCGTTCGTCAGCAGGATCAACTGCGCGATACGCTCCCCGGCCTCAACCAGCACCGGCTTGCCGGTCATGTTCTGGACCCCCGAGAACAGCTCGCCACGGTACCCCGCGTCGATGATCCCCGGGTTCACCAACAGACCCTTCTTGCGCAGGGTCGAGGACCGCCCGACTAGGAAACCCCAGCTCCACCCAGGCAACTCTACCCGGATATGGGACCGAATGTCCTTGAACCCATTGGCCGGGATCCAGGTATCCTCCGACACGAACAGATCGAGTCCCGCGTCGTCCGAATAGGCCCTTGTCGGCAACTGTACCGGGTTCGGGCTTGCCTCCTCGATCGGCGCGAACTTCAACTCCTTACGCTCCCGGACGGGGTTACCTCGGGCGAACGTCGGCAGCTTCTGGTCCGCGAGGTGACTCAGCGCCTCGATGGTAGCTTCCTTCCAGCCGCCCGGGACCTTGGTCTGCAGGATCGTCACGTTCTTGTTAGTCGGCATCGCCCACGAGGGGTCACCGTCCGTGATGATCACAACATTCATACCACGGGCTGCACCCTTCTCGACCTCCGAGGGCACACCCCAGGATTTCACCCCGGCTGGAGCGTAGGCCAGCATCGAATCCGACGCCGAGATCGCGGTGTTGTTGATCTTCTGCAGCTCGGGAGTGACCTTCCTGCGGCCTCCGACGGTCCATGCGGCCCCGGGGTCGTAGGCCAGGATCCCGGAGTCCCGGAGGATGGTGTCCTTGGCCCACGCAACGGTCATGGCGATCTCTGCCGTGACCGAGTGGCCCCCAGCGAAGTCGATGGGGTAGGCGAGGTAGAGAGTTTTCACAGCTTGACTGGTCCTTTCGTTTTGATTTCGTCGATCACTCGCCCGTAAGCCTCGATCATCGGAACTTCATCTTCCTTGTGGTACCGGCGTACCCGGGCGAACTCGTCATCGACGCTCAGTCCCTGCCCGAGGCAGAGGTCGATCAGTTCGTTCTTGAGCCGGTCAATCCGCTTGATGTACGCGGTCTGGGATGCCCTACTCCTGCCCACCGTTGGCCCCTTCCGTGAGCTTGTAGCGGTCGTCCATCTCCGGGTGGGTGCCGTGCAGCTCCAGCAGTGCGAGAGCGTGGAACGCCACTGCGGCGAGGTGGGAGGTCTGCATTTCCGGGTCGAGGTCCTCCCCTCCCCACCAAGCGTTCGCATGCCGTTGCAGCGCCGCGTATCCCTTGCTGAACTCGTACCCCTTGCGCCAGTTGTGCGGCACGTACTTCTGGGCACCCCTGCCGAAGTGTACCGCGACCTCGGTCAGCGCTCCGGTCGGGATCAGGTCGAAGCGGGCTTCCTTGGTACCTTTCTCGGCCCCGGTGACCGAGACCGACCTGACCTCCCCTTGCTGGTACGAGAGGGCCTCCGAGCGCATCCGGTTGGCTTCCGCGTAGGTTTCCGGGGTGAACTTCACCCCGTGGAACTTGAACAGACCCGCCAGACCCCCGTCCTCTGCAGCCAACTCAATAGAGATTGGGGTACCGTCCGGTGTTACGAACTCCTCGACCTTGGGGTTCAGTCCGCAGGAGCAGGGGTTGCCCGTCTTGGTCCACTCGTCGTCCAGTCCGTCCCGGGTCGGGATCAGGCTAGCACAGTTCAGGCGATGTGCCTCTGGAAGTTCAGCCACAATCAGACTCCCAACAGGACAGCGGTCTTGGGGGAAGTGGTCACCATCGTGACGATGGCCCCGGTCTCGGCGTAAACCTTATTGATCCACTCCTCGACCTTCTGCAACACAACCTCGTCGCAGTCGTCGAACGACTCCAGCCCCGCAATCTCCGGGATGACCTGATCCAGCATAGTCAGCGCGACCGCTACGCGGGGTCCTCCCGTGACTCCCTGCCACAGCAGGGCCTCCACATCGTCCTCGGGGATGACAACTCCTCCGTTGGCCCGGAACGCCTCAGCGACAAGTTCTCCGTCCCAGTCCCCCACCCGGCGCACCTTCTGGGTAACCGTGGTACGCTCCTCGGGAAGGCCCAGGGCCTCCCAAGTGGTCTCGTTCTTCATCGGGCCGGAGTTCCCGGCCACGCGGATCGGGTAAACCCGGCATGCGATCAGGACCTGCACCTTGTCAATCCCGGCGTGCCAAGGGCTGATCCCGGCCATGGCCAGGAAGTCAATGGCGCGGCAGTCGGAGGAGGTCGTCTGCGGGTAGGCCGCAGTGTGGACCCCGAGGCCGTAGCCCTGCGTGCCCTCGACCACGATGTTGACGTTCCGCTCCGAGGCGACCCGGTGCAGGTAGTCCACCGTATCCACCACCGACACCCCCGGGAGCTGCCGCAGCAGTGCGACCGCCTCGGGTACGTCCTGCAGACGGCGGGCCTTGCGCCAGACCCGCTCGGCACGGGCAGCGCCGATGCCCTTGGCGGTGGAGCCAATGTTCTCCACCATCTTGCCCTCCTGCTCCTGCATCTTGTGGTGGTACTCGATCAGGGTTGCGTTCTGGTCCACCTTGAGGTCCAGGATATGGCCCTCGTCCAAGGCCGCGTGGATCTCCTCCAGCAACACCGGGAAGTCGATCTCGGAACCTGCGGCGATCACCGATACGATCGGCTCGACCACGGCACCCACTGGGACCTGACGGAACGCAAACTTCACACCCTCGTCGTCGTAGACCGTGTGGCCCGCGTTCGGACCCGCCACCCGGACGTTGACTACCTGACGGCCCTGCCGGGTCGCGATCTTCACCAACTGCGCGGTCGCGTGGCCCTTGGCCTCGGAACCATACTGCCCGCCGACGACTACCATAACGTTGCTCAATTTATTCTCTTCCTGTTGGTTGTCCCGTTTCACGTGAAACGGAAATCTAGTTGGTACTACGTAAATCTACTTGTTCCAGGGTTTGGCGTCCACTCCGCCCGGGACGCCCACGAACCGCGTGGACCACAAGTCCACCCCGATCTGGATCACCCGTTCGATGATCGCCTCCGCCCGGTCCGAGGGCAGCAGCAGAACCATGGAGTCATGGACCAGCAGCACGGTGCCGCCGACCTCCAGTTCCTCCTCGGTGAGTTGACTGGAGATGAACTCGTCCGAGGCGGACCACCAGTCGATGCCGTACTGCGCAAGCGAAGGCTGCACCCGCTGGTTGAACCCCTTGTGGGTGTCCTCGAACTCCGAGAACCACCTGCGCTCGCCGTTGGACATCTGCAGGTAGCCCGCAGGTCCCTTACGGTTCCTGCGGCGCTTCTCGATCCGGTCCATGTGCGCATTGATCGCCCGCTTGTACTCCGGGTAGAGCGCGTTCCAGTCCTTCACCAAAACCTGGGCCTCACGGTCGCTCAATACGATACCGGTGTTGACTTCGATGTTCTCCTGCAGCGTGGCCCAGCCGACCCCGAAGATCAGCGAGAAGTTTGCTCGCTTGGCGATCGACCGGCGCTGGTCCCAGTTCTCGTCGTCCTCCGAGGCGTCGAACAGATCGATCGCAGTCTGGCCGTGAAGGTCCATCCCTTGGTCGATCATGTCGAGCATGCGCTGGCACCCGGCGAACAGAGCTGCCACCCGCAGCTCGGCGTTCGCGAGGTCCAGCTCCCACATCTCCCAACCGGGCATTTCCGCCACCCCGGCCCCGATCAGGGCACGCGGCGAAGGGATGCCGTCCATGCCCTCATACCCGGACAGTTTGTAGTTCTGCGGGATTGCCTGTAGCTGGATGCCCTCTACCGAGAACCGACCGGACCGGGTGCCGTTCTGGCGGACCGAGGTCCTCAAACGGCCGTCCGGACCCGCCTTGGTGATCCAGCCCTCGTACCACCTCACGTCCGCATCTTGGCACTTGGCGAAGTTCCTCCAAGCACCGGCCCCGGGCAGGTCCTGTAGGATCAGCTTGCCGACGTCGTTGGCCGTCAGCGAAGGAGCACCCTTCTCGGTCGTGGACACCGGGGGATGTCCCAGTCCCTCCACTCCTTGCTTGGTACCCTCCCCGAACCAATAGTGCTTGGCCATGTCGAGGGTTGCGGGCTTGAACGGCAGCTGCTTGGCGAAGTCGGCTGCACGCTTCTTGAGTTCAGCCGACCAGTGCTGGGCCTGTTCCACGTGAAACGGCAACCCGCGCTTCTCCATCCGGTACAGCAGCCGGGTCATGTTCATCCGGCGCTGGAATGCTTCCGAGGCCTCCATCCGGCCCTGCTTGCCGTCCATCCACGGGACCCCGCCGTACAGGATCTTGTCCTGCTGCACGTGCTTGAGGCGCACCGTCAAGCGGGCGTCCTGATCGGCATACTTGGCGATGATGTCCCACGGCATCAGGTCCCAGCGGCCCTTGGGTAGCTTCTTCTTCTTGAGGTACTCCGAGATTACGTGCTTCTCGTCCGACTCCTGCGCACCCCATAGGTGCTCGGTCGCCGTGCCCGGGCCTTTCAGCGAGGTGGAGGGCAGGAACCCGAACACCAGATCGTTACCGTTCTGGGTGTCCCACTGGAGCTGCTCGATGAAGTCCTGCCCGACCCCTGGCCAGCGCCGTACCCCGGCGCGGAACATATGCAGATCGAACTTGGCGTTCTGGAAGTCCAGCGACATCCGGTCGCCCACGAACTCGATGAACTCCAACAGGGCCAGCCACTCCGACAGCGGCAGGTTGTCCGCGTCGGGCCAGAGCGTCGCCTGTCCGTTGTCCTCGGGCTTGCCGGTGCCGCTCACTCCCTGATCGAAAGGCCAAGCGAACGAAATCACCCGGATGTCCGGGAACCCGGGGTAGACCTGCTCGAACCTGTTGGTGCTGATCCCGGAGTCCCACTGCTCGGTCTTGACGAAGCTCCACTCGTTGTCCTCGTCCAGCCACGCAACCGAGACCGTGGAAACCCTGGCCCCTTCGTCAGTGCGCAAACCCGAGGTTTCGGTGTCTACTGCCATACTGGACCCCGGGAGCAGCCCGGCCTTTACATAACCGAGCAGGTCCGAGGGCAGCAAGCGCTCACGCGCCACGACTAGCCCGCTACCTTGCGGGTGCTGCAGAGCACGCCGTAGGTCTCGTCATCCGTGGACTTCCGGATGGCCGCGAGGGCATCCTCCGTAGTCGCGTAGGCCCCGACCCACTCCGCGCGGTCCGACTCCGGCCAGCACTTCACGACGGCCACGGGAGAGCCGTCCTCACCCATCCCCGAGGCCAGGGTATCCGGGCGGCTCGGTCCGAGGTAGGCTTCCATCTGTACCATGCTCATTGCGGGTTGGCTCCCATTCATTAGTATTTGTTGTTGTCGGCCCCCAGCGGAGGGCACGGATACCACTCTACCAGCAGGTTTGCCAGCCGCGCAAGCCGGGGGCTAAGGATACAGCCCAGAACAGGCAGTTACGAGGGGTGGTTACGGCCTCTCCGCCGCGTCCTTCCGGGCCAGAAGGGGTATCGGATACAGGGCTACAGGCTCCCGGCGTGATCCCCCATAAGAAAGGAGAGGACACCAGACTCTATCCGATGCCCTCTCCCGTACGTATGAAAAAGAAATTATTATGTAACTATTGTAACTTGTATCCTGTCTTGTTGTTGGTCCCGTCCTTCCGGGGTTCCTTGAACTAAACCTGGGTTACTATCTGGTATACACCGGCCCTTCGGAGCCTGTTTACTCCTGGCCCTCAGCACGGCTGAGAACCGCTGTCAAGTAGTCCTTCGGAAGTTCCCGATACCGCTGGGCCTTACCTTCGACTTTCAAGACCTTGTGCCCTGCGGCCAAGGCTTGGCACTGCTGGCTAAGCGCGGACTGGGTTTCAGTGCGGGTATCGACCTTGAACCCGTGCTCCCGCTTCCATGCCTCCGCCAGCAGGACCGGCGAGAATAGGATTTTCACTGAGGACCCTTCCAACCCGGGCCGGTTCAGTGACTCAAGGTCACCTTGCACCACGACCGGAGTAATCAGGTTCTGGAACCTGCCCTCCATCCGCTCCGCCTTCTCCGGGTAGTTGAAGGCTCGGAGCGCCCACGGAAGCACCTTCATCGTGAGGGTGTTGTCTTGGTCCAGGGTCTGCACGTTCGCCCCCGCCCACTGGTCCACCCGGTGAGCATGCTCGCCACTGCCACTCCACGGGTCCTCGTGCCCCACGAGGGAATCCAGCAGCCGTGCCCCGGCCCTCAGGACCGCCAGCTTGTCCCCGTGTCGTCCCGGGACCAGACGAGCCGCCTCGTTCAGTGCCTTTAGGGCAGGTTTCACATTCTGTAGGGCATGCTGCACATACCAGCCCGCTAGCACACTCAAACCACCCTGCGCCTTGGGGTAGAGGGACCGCAGTTCCTGCACGTCCTCCCACTGCAGCTTGGATGGGTCGTGCCGGGACTTCCGGCCCTTGGGTGAGGTGATGTTCAGGATCACCGATCGGTCCATCAGGGCCTTCTGTGTCCCGAAGCCCAGGGCCTCGCCCGTGATCAGGATCGGGGCCACCACCTTCGTGTTGCGGATGCCGTTCCGGTCCGCCTCCATCTTCGAAGCCGTGCCGTTGGACGTGCTGGCCCGCAGCAGCTCCCCGTACGCCTCCAGTGAGTCGAGGTCGTCCGCCCACACGATACCATTCTTGTTGGCCGAGGCGTAGTCCCGTAGCACCGGACGGGTCGGGACGATCTGCCCCCGGGTGTTGCCGTTCAGCTCCACCATCAGATCGAAGAAGCCGTTCGTCTTTCCCGACTCCGAGGCCGCTTCCACCCCGAAGAATGGGAACAACGAAGTCCGGTCCTGGATCTGCGGTTTCAGCAAGCAAGCCGCCCACCATGCGCCGAAGATCGATGTGGCGGTCTCGTCTTGGAATGTCAAAATTTCGCTGAGGACCCGCTGGGCTTCTGCCCGGTCCCGCTCCATCCCGTACGCGTAAGGGGCGATGTCCCGCTCCACCAGCGACGGGTCGGCCACGATCTTCGCATCTTCCTTGGAGATCTTGCCCGACTGGTTGATCAGGCCCTCGTGAGTCACGAACCCATCCATAGCCTCGTCGTACCCGAGGGTGGTTACGATCTTGACCTCGGGCGGCTGCTGGGAGTTCAGGTACCGCAGGATCCTAGTCGCTGCTGGAGTCTTGGGCATCGCATTGAACGGCTGGTCCACGCTCATACCCCGAGCCGCAAGCCACGTCTTGAACCCGTTCTCGTTACCCAGGGTCTCCCCCGGCAGGGTGGTGTCGTAGTGTGCGCCATTCCAGAACACGCGGACCCAGTAGAGGCGACGGGAGGACTCGTCCACCGCCACACCCCGGGCTTCAAGGTCGAAGTCCGCGTAAGGGGCCGTCTCGTACACCGTGTCGTCGCCCTGCCTTGTGGCGATCTGGCAGAATAGCCGCGCCTTGTTCCCGGTCAAGAACCCGTTGCCGTCGAACAAGGTCTTGGCGGGCTTGGCCTGTTCCGACTCCCATACCGAGTTTAGGGTCTTCTGCAGCTCCTCCACGGGGAGTGGTGTGGCGAGTCGCCCCGCGTGGCCCAGGACTTGAATCTCGTAGTCGTTGAACCGCTCGCACTTCTTCGCCACGAACCCGCAGACCCGGGTGAACCAGTCGTTGCGACCACCCTCGGCAGGAGGGTCTGCCAGAAGGCCCGCGAGGGTGTGCGCGTGGGACTCCATCGGCCTCTTGTGGCTCTTGGTCCCGTCCACCACCGCGAGGCCCTTGGAGGCCCCACGGGAGGCCGCTGGCATCGAGACTCCGGCCTCTTGGTAGATCACCGCCAGCTCGTCGTCGGTGAGGGTGTGCTCCTCCCGCAGGAAACCATCGAGGGTGTAAGGTTCGCCCGTCTCCTCGTGTGGCGTCGGAGGCATTACAATGTAAGATCCCTTACCTGCTCTAATATCAATGCCCGGACCCAGGACGTTAGTTCCGGACCGGACTCCCGCAGCAGCCGATCCCGGCTCAACTCGGTAAATAAGATGAACGTTTCCGTTCCCCCGTCCCGAGTGATGTGTGCGCGTATCTGGAAGGGACCCCAGTCGCACGGCACCGTGGTTGAAATCGAGGTCAATCGCCAGCCGGTCGTCTCCGAGATTGGCACCAATTCCTGCAGTGGGATATTTATTCCACCAGTAGCGAATAAGGTCCTCGTCAGTTGATCCGTCGAGTGCACCGTTTCCACCTGCTTTCTTGCTAATCAGCGGGGCCTTGGTCCCTGGCCTCAACGGGAATACATTCCAGCCCTCCCGCGCCAGAGCCAGGGCCGAGTCCAGCATGGTCTCCGGCGTGTACTGGGTGAGTTCAGCGGCGAGCCGCTCGGACAGTTTTACCACTATATCTCCTAAGGGGTGAGGCCCCCGACCCTAGGTGTGGGTCGAGGGCCTCGAATTGAAACAGACTTGCGGGGACTAGAAAGTGTCCTCGTCGGCGTCAACCAAGTCGGTCGGGTCGAAGTCGTCCGGGACCTGCGAAATCGACTTGACGTCGTTCACCTTCTCGCCCTTGCGCTCACCGGACTGGATGGTGCGGACGCCGACCTTGATCTGCGCCCATTCACCGATCATCTCGTCGGTGTCGGAGTCCGGGGTGTAGCCGAAGCCTTCGAAGAAGGACTTGAGCTGTCCCTTGCTCATGTTGTGGAATGCGGCCCACTTCTTGTCGCCTCCGGTGTAGTTGGCCGGAGCCTTCTCCTCGGTGACGACGTTGAGGCGGAGCCACTGCTTGCCGGAAGCCTTCTCGCCGGTGGATGCCTTGTGGAGGTTCTCGAAGGTCAGGTTCCAGACCGGAGCGTAGTTGCCGTCCTGAACTTCCACATCTGCGAGCTGCGCGTAGTAGAAGCCGACCTCCAGCAACGGGAAATCGCCACTGATGGCTTCGGCGGACTCGACGGCGGCTGCGACCTTCTTGGGGAGCTTAGGCATTTTGGGTATATCCTTTTCTTAGTTTGGGTTTTGGTTGGTACTGCTGGCTGACGACTGGGCTTAGTCGTCGGTGTCGGCGGCTTCGGTGGTGTCCTCCTCGGACTCCGCTTCTGCCTTCTTCTCCGCTGCCGTCTTGCGGATTTTGCCGGAGGTCTTGGGCTTTCGCTCCTTGATCGCTGGCAAAGTCTTTTGGAGTTCGTCTGACTCCTCTTCAATGTCGCCGTTGGTGTAGCCCAGGATGCGCTCCATCGTGGGTTCGGCGATCACCTTGGGCATGCCGCCCATGCGGTCCTTGGTGCGATAGGTTCCAACACCCTTGACCAGCGCCCGGAAGGGGCCGTCCTCGTCTGCGGCCTTGAAGTAGAGGTTCACGTCCGTGTAGCCCAGGACCGAGGTCTGCAGGGCCGGAGTGATTGCGGGACCGTAGCTGACCTTGCTGGTTTTCTCGTCCACGTCCCGGCGCTCCAGTGCCGTCACGATGAAGTGGCAGGGGAGGTCACGGAACTTGCGCAGAAGGTCGTTGACCATCTTAGACATAACCCCGTAGTCATCCCGGTCCGTAAAGAACTCATCGGTCTCGGAGATGATTACATCCCGGTCCCTGGCCTTCTGGATGCGGGCACCCGCCACGTCGGAGACGATCTTGGCGTGTACTTCGGTGATGGAGTCCCAGCCGATCGCGAACCACGAGTCCGGGTCCCGGGCGAGGTCGCCCTTGAGTCGGTTGTAGAGCCGTTCAAGGCCCTTACGGGTGACGACTTCGCCCCTCTTGGGGTTCGGCCAGATCATGATGTTGGAGGTGTCGATTCCCCGGCGTTCGAGGGCCTTCTTCTTCACGCCACCTTCGGCGTTGACGATCAGAATCCGGCTGCCCTCAGGGGCTATTGCCGCTGCGGTCGCAATGGCCGTGGTCTTGCCGGAGCCTTCCAGACCGTAGAAGCAGAAGTTGTATGTGTCCTGAACTTCGTCAATCGGAGCGAACAAATCTTCGAGTTGGTCGTCCCCCGTGGGTTCCTGGGCCGTTGGGGTGTCAATCGCGGTCTGGCCGACAGCCTCCACGATTGCGGCGTTCTTGGCTTTCGCCGTGCTTGGTGCCTTAGGCAACTTGTAGTCCTACTTTCTCAGTTGAATGGTCATTCCGGAGTTGGTCCCGTCCGGTCGGGCAGTGCTCCACTATCCAATCACTGGGCTTGGCCCGGTGTCAAGCCGGGTTTAGTGGGGATAGTGGGGCAGCATTTGGGCGATGTACATCAGGGCCTCTTCCCGGGTGAAGCCGTTAGCCATGAACTCCCGCAGGTAGTCCCCGGCGCGCTGGCCGACGATCCTGGCCCCTGCGTGGCTCTCCCGGGGTCCGGAGGGCTGCGGGGTGTTGAAGTCCTCAGGCCGTGGTCCGAGGTCCACCGAGGGCTGCTCCTGCCCCGGAGGGGCCACACCGAAGGCAGAGATGAAGGCGTTGTAGTTGTCGTCGTCGCTCGGAGTCGCAGTCATTAGTGCCTCGTAAAATCCTGATGGAAGCCCTCGGCCTTCATCACGTGGTTGATGGTCAGGCCCTCCCGCAACATAAGGTGAGCCTCCTTGAAGTCGCACTTCCACCCGCAGTTGCGGATGTCCGGCGCGGAGTAGAGCGGGAGCTGCATGCCCTTGGGAGGGTACGCGTTCCGAGCCGCTGCGAACGCGTCGTCGGCCAGGGCCTTCAACTCCCGGTCGGACCGGTTCAGGTAGAACCGCTCGTTCCGATCCTCCAAGGTCTGCGGCTTGTACTTCTTGCCCTTAGGCCAGGTCGAGGGGTCCCGGTCTCCGGTGTTCTGGGTAGTCCGGGAGTAGGAGTGCATCGACCCGATCACCGGCTGGCCGAGAGGGAACTTGAGCGCCCATGTATACAATCCAAATTGGTCGTCGAGCTGCAGCTCAAACTCGGTCGGCTTGTTGGCTCCGGACTTGTGGTCCTCGATCCAGAGCTGGCCGTCCCGCTTGGACCGGACCAGCCGGTCGAGCTTCATCTTGATGTGGTAGTGCGAGGGGCGACCATCCGGCCAAGGCAGGGGCACCTGTGCGGCCATCTCGACTCCGAGGATCATCCACTCGTCGTCCACTCCGTAGAACTCGACGTAACCATCGTAGACCCACTCCATCAGTTCCTGGGTCTCGGACTGGTTGCCGTCCGCGTCGGCCAGCTTGGTCATGGCCGCGTCCTTGGCCTCTCCGAGGATCAGCCGCTGGTCGCCCGGACTTGGGGTCCGGTAGTTGCGCTCCTGTTGGTGACGCTGGAGCACGAGGTGGTGTTGCTCCAAGGCGTTGTGCCAGAGGGTGCCCTTGCCCAGGGCAGAGTCCTCGGCCTTCTCCTTGGTCCAACGCTGCTTGTACGAGAGCAGGTGCTTGAGCGGGCATTGGCGGAACGTATCCAGCTCGGAGTAGCTAACTATCTGTATCTGTGGCAAGTTTTGCTTCTTCCTTGTCTGCGGTTTTCTTGAAGTTGGCCACGACTGCGGCATGGGGCACTCCCATGCTCAGCGTCATGTTGGCTGCGATCAGCTGCCCCGCGATATACCCGAGGTCCTTCGGGTCGGCGTTCTCGATCACGGTTGCCGCGATCCGCTGCTTAGTCAGTTTCGGCATCGTTGAGCCACTCCTCAAACGTCGGGTAGGTGAAGGGTCCGTGCATGTACATGCGCTCGGACTTGTACAGGTCATAGGCCATCTGCCGCGCCACCGCGTAACGGACCCGGAGACGGTGGGTGGGTCCGTCGAGGCGGGCCTCCTCCCGCCACCGACGCCAGAAATAGACCGCAGCTCCGAGGGTGAGCAGGAACAGGACGAGGATTATCGAATCTGGAATCATCAGCCGATCCTGTACTGGTCGCAGTATTTGACGACTCCCGCACCGATCAGCACCGGGAGGTCCTGGGTCACAAACTTCGGGTTGTCCGACCCTGCAGCGGCGATCGACAGGACCACCGGGTAGCTCGACCCGGCCTCCAACCTCTTGCACGCGTCCTTGGCCAGCAGGATGATCTCGCCGTCCGTCATGTGACCCAGGGTGGTTGTGTTCGCCCGGACGTACGCCACGTAGTCGTTGACTGGCTTGGTGGTCGTTGGGGCAGGAGCGGGACGGGACGGGGCCACGGAGACGCTCGGAGCCGGTGCCGGGGTCCTAGTGGCCACCGGTACCGGAGAGGCCGTCGCAAGGCCCACGGGAGCCGTGCTGGGGGAGGTCCCCGCGAGGGAGCCGATTACTCCCGCCACGAGGACCGCGCCACCGATTCCGGCCCAGAGCTTCTTGTTCATTCGCCTTCTCTTTCTGCTACCACGGCCGGGGTCGGCACGTTGACTTCGAGGATTGCGTTCAGCTTGTTGACCAGACCCCGGAGGGTGTCGTCCCGGAGGGTCACCCGCACTACTTCGTCCTTGATACGCTCCGCTGGGCGGCTCTCGTGTCGGCGGGTTTCCGTGTTGTACTGACTGCCTCCAGCGGTCCGGGAGACCCGGACGATCTCGACTGTGGCGGTGTAGTGCTCGGTGTTGCTCATGCTTCCAGCTCCTTAATGAGTGCGGCGATTTCGGGGTCTTGGTCGGCCAGCATGTAGGCCAGCTTCACGGTCTGCTGTTCCTCGACTTTGGCTTTCAGCTCCGCAAGTGCTCGGTCTTTGCGTTCGGCTCGCTCGACTGCCTCGGTGTCCACCTTCTGGAAGGCCCAGGCCGTGGCCTTGTGGGGCCGGTTGCTCGGGTACCGGACGACGGTCCCGAGGTTCACCCCGCCACGGTCCTTGACGAGCACGAGGTCTCCGACCTCCAGCGCGAGTTCGGTCTTGAATGCGTAGCTCGGTGAGCCTGTCCCGTGCTGGGAGTACCTCACGTCTACTGTGCTGGTGGTCACTTGCTGTTCCTCTCGTAGTAGGCCCGGAATTGGGCCGCTCGGCGGTTGACAAACTCTCGGCCAAGGTCCTGTGGTCCGGTAACATTGGGATCGTCCATCAGCTCTAGTATCAGCGATCCGGCGTCCCGGAGTTCATAGGTGGCTCGCTGCAGGGCCTTGTCCTCCCTGTAACTACCCTTGGCCAGGATTTTTGTCGAGTTCCGGACGGCTCCCCTCAGGAAGTCCAGTTTCAGAAGGGAAGTCCTGCGGGTTTTGCTTTGGCTCTGCATTGTTTGGCTCCTTAGCTAGTGTTTCGTTGGTGAATCCCCAAAGGCGGAGTTCCATGGCCTATCCTCACAGGTAAGGGGAGGGGCCGAAGCCCCTCCCGGGTTTTGCTTACTTGAGGCGGTAGCTGCCCTCGTCGAGGGAGGACTGGGAGAGGAAGAGATCGAATCCGCGACCGAACTCCGGGCGGACCATCGCCACGTAGTTCGGTTCACCTTCGCGGTTGGTGGTTCCGGCGCTCTGGAACTTCTTGCTGAGGATGGTGTACTCGTTGCCGTGGAGGTTTACGAGGACCTTGCCCTTGGTGAGGTCTGCGATCTTGGTCATTTCGTCTCCTAGGTTGGGTGGCTGAACCTTGAAACTCCATTAAAGCATGGGGTTTGCCAGCGTGTCAAGCCACATCTTGCGGTGCCTCGTCCCAGAGTTCCGGAGTCCGGATCATCTTCTCCCCGAGCGTATCCATGACGAACTTGATCCCGTGTACCTCCGCGTCCCGCACGTGCTGGCCAGGGACCTTGAGCCGGTCCGCCGTGAATTTGTACTTCTTGCGCTCCAGAATCGCGAACGCCGGGGCCTTGATCGCGGGCTGCTGCATCACGAGCTGGACTTCGTAGTCCATGTTCGGGTTGAGGTGGCTGGACTCGTTCGCGATCTTCACGGCGAACTTGGCCGCGCCGATCATCTGTGAGGTCAGCATCTCCGAGCCGATCTGCTCTTTTAGCTTGTCCGCGTACAGGCTAAACGACTCTAGGACGAAGTACCTAAACAGACCCGACTGCAGCGCGGGCAGGATATAGTCAAGGAATTCCTCGGGGGTCATCTCGGTGACGAACACGACCGCCCAGCCCTTCTCCTGCCGGTCCAGCCAAGCCACCCCCACATGCTCGTCCCCGGGGTCCACCGCAAGGATCATCCGCCCGTAGGCTTCGTCCCTAAACATTGGCAGTTTCACGTGAAACACTCCCTTCCCAGCCCCAGACCCGGTTCCTCTCCTCGATGTAGTACAGCGCCTCGATCTCGGCATCCCGCGTCCGCTCCGACACTGGGACTGGATCCGAGGACCAGACCGCCACCAGACGGCGGTGATGCCCCCGCATGCGCTCCGGACGGGCCATCACCACGTCCCGGTAATCGAAGTCCACGTTCAGCGCTCGGAGCCGGGTGGCGAAATCACGGGACCATTCCTGGACCTCCCGGGCCGAGCCGAAGAAGCAATACACCGGGGCCTGTCCGTCCTCCCGGAGGAAGCGCAGGTGGTCCGCAACCTTGGACTGCATGATCCGCTCGTGTTGTGCTTGTCGGCGCTTGCGGACCTCCGCCCAGTAGTCGGCGTTGTACCGGATGCCCTTGGCCCCTCGTGGCATCTCTGAACCCTTACGGGGTATGTGCTGGGCGGTTGGGTGGTTGTAGCTACGACGTTCCATTGGTGCTTGGGTTTCCTATCGGTTAGAGGCCAGCTCGTTTGCGGAACTTGGCCCCGAATGCTTCGCTGATTTGGTCAGCCTTGAATGCAGCTTCCTCGGCGTGACGCCCACCCCGGTCCGCTGCCTCGACCAGGATATTGAGGTATTTGGAGTCGTGACCGGGGAGGAACTTCCCGCCCTTGGTCGTGCCCTCGCACCCGCAGGTGCAGGGAGTAGGCTCGGCGGGCTTCCGTGCTGCACGGGAGGCCTTCGCACGGGCCGGAGGGCCTTCCGGCGCTCCCGATTCCTCCGAGGGCCGGAGGACGGCCTTCTTCTGGGTCTCGGACCGGATCCACTGGATTGTGGGGTTCGCCGCGAGGCGTCGCTCCTGCTCGGCCTCACAATCGGCGCGGTCGATGCACTTCCAGTTAGGGCCGATCTCGTTGGCCTCGGTGTTGTGGCACTCGGTGCAGCGAGGTTGACCAGCTCGGCACCCCTCCTGCTTGCAGCCGCACAGGATGATCTGTCCGTTGCCGTTGCGGACGCCACCGGGGCAGCAGTCGTGGTGTCCGACCATGCAGTGTCCGCAAGCGTGGTTGCCCTGACGGGTCGGGAACTGGCGGGGGTCGTTGGGGTTGGTAGTAGTCTCGGTGGCGTTCATGCTCGGCTCCTTGCGTCTTTGGGTTCGGTAATACGTTCTGTGAATCGGTGACTGCCGCCCGTCAGGCAGGGCCACCTCCCGGGCCTCAGCTTCTGGTCCTTGCGGTTCTGGACTTTATCCACCCCGCAGCGGAGGCACTTGTCGTGCCGGATCGTGACTCCCGGCTGCTGGAATTGGTTCGGCACTAGAGGAACCTCACCGAGGTCGCCGGTACGTAGTGCACCCCGTAATATTTGATCAGGACCATGGTCTTCTGTACCACGCTGTATGAGGCCATCAGGTCCGTGTTCACGGGAATGTGGACGGGCTGGCCCGAGGCCAGGGTCACGTCGATGTCGCGGGTGGTTCGTGCGGGCTTGTATTCTGCGCTCATGAGTGTGGCTCCTCTAGTCGGGGGCGGGGCCGCTACAGGCCCCGCCCATTGACTCTAGTCAACCATAGGGTTTGCCAGACTGTCAAGCCAGACTCGCTGCCAGGGTTCCAATCGGATCCCGAGGTGGTCGATGAACCACCGGTAGACGCTGGACCTCACAGCATCTTCTTGAAGTCGCCCGCCGACATAAAACGAATTTGGTCGGATGTCTTCTCGGCCAACAGGATCCGCTTGTTTGCATCGACGGTACCCGGAGTTATATAGTCCTTGATAGTCACCGGGCGAGTCTGCCCGAGCCGGTGCACCCGTTGGCGGGCCTGTTCGTTCCGATACGGCTTGTAGGAAGTCTCTACAAAGATCGCCATATCCGCGACCGTAAGCTGCAGCCCTTCCGCCACCATCTCCAGTGATCCCACCAGCACATCGAGCTTCCCATCCTTGAAATCCTGGACAGCACGACCATTGGCCAGCTTCGTATTCCCACCGTGAACAGAAGCAGCGGTAGCCCCCACTGATCGGGCTACACCCACACACGCCTCCACAACATCCCGATAGTGCGCTAAGACCAAGGTAGGTCTTGCTCGTCCCGCGAGGTCGAATCTCAGCTGTTCGAATTTCCCACCCCTCGGCTCCCCTTCGGGGTTCAGCAGCCAAGGAGATATACTGATCTTGTCGAGCCAAACGTTCTTGGCTCCGTTCGACCAGCTCAGAATCTCCTTGTCCCCAACCTCGGTCATGAAGTGTTTCTTCATCTCGCGGTAGTGCTTCCGCTGGGGTCCATCCATAGGAACCTCGATTTCCTGGATCGTCACCGGAGGCAGGTCCAAGCAGTCGTCCCGAAGCCGTCTCAAAAAATGGACCCCGAGGTTCTCGGCCATGAAGTTCGTATAGTGTTCGCAGGGCTGAGTCGCCGGGAGATCGTAGCACGCCAGCCGACAGGCCAGGAGTCGCCCGATCACCTTCTCGTGCTCCCTGAACCGGCTCACCTCCACGTCGAACCACGTCTCCACCCACCTCCAGTACGAACCCAATAGGCCACCCCTCTTGGCATCCTTCGGATGGATCACGCGGAGCAGCGTATACATCTCGTGCGCCCAGTTCGGAATCGGCGTCCCAGTCATTTCGAGGACGTGCTCCGAGTTCTTCGCCACTTCCTCGACGGATTTCGTCCAGTACGTCGAGCGTCCTTTCGTATAATGGCACTCGTCCACTACCAAGCCGTGAAACGACCCGGTAAGCTCCGGGACCAGTTTTGATGTAGGTTTCAATCCTCCTTTGGCCGTCTTCTCTCGGAGGTTCATTCCCGAATACGGAATAACAGCCCAATTCTCCGGATACTCGGACCACTGGGCCAGTTGGTCCCGCCATGTGCCGCCGTTGATCACCATCGCCGGAGCGATGATCACGTTTCGATTGTTTGGCCCATCGAACGCTTCGATGGCTTGACGAGATTTGCCCAGGCCAGGCTCGTCGCCTAAGAGGCCCCTTTTCACGGTCCGGATCCATTCGATTCCCTCCTGTTGGTGCTGCAGTAGTGGCGGCTTAGCCAAGAATCTCTCCCTTAATTACTACCCCGAGGTCACCGGCTGGCAGCGCCGGGACTTCCACGGTGACGGTGGCCCTGGGATCAATCTCGCCCCGGAAGGGTCCAACGGTTACCGTACAGCGGATCTCCCGGGTGCCTCCACCACCCCAGTTGTACCCATCCGTCAGGTTCACCGCGTCGAAATGATCGACCCGATGTAGTACGCCGACAATGGTCCATTCACCATTGCCGATCTGCACGACGCGCCCGCAGTCCTCCCGAGACAGCTCAAGCGCCAGCTTGGTGTAGTGGCGGAAATTAGCCACGAGCTTTGGCACCGTTCCGCTTGAGGATCAGCTTCTCGAACTCGTTCGCGTAGCGGGTGTTCCGGCCCTTGTCCGGGAGCAGGTCGAGCTGATGGACAACCTTCCAGTCGAACTCGTGCTCGATCTTGCGCATAAGCTCCCGGGAGGGGTAACGCTGGCCGGAGCGGATACGGGACACGGTGGAATGGTTGACTCCGAGCTTCTCCGCCACAGCGACGTTGGTCAACTGCAGGTTAACCGAGCCGTCCTCGTTGAGGTACTTCTCGGTTCGGATGGAGACTGGAGGCTGTTCGCCGTTCATTTTAGGTAATCCTTACTGTCGTTGTCTATCTGGAAAACAGGCGATCCAAGAAAAGGCCCCCGGATTTCTCCGAGGGCCTTCTCCCGAGGAGGACCGCCAGCACGCCGTGTACCGGAATCTAGTCTACCCCATGGCTTGCTGCGTACGCAAGCCGATTTCCCTAGACATTGCCGGAGTTGGTCACCGTACCGGCAGAGCCGGAGATGAACAGACCGATCACGCCCGTGTTAATGAACCAATTGTCCCGGACCTGACAATACATGTTGCCAAACTTATTAACAAACACCGAACCGGAGGTGTAATGGCCGGTGATGAAGTTGCCCTTGATGTCCACGCGCTTGAAGCGGTTGTTGTCGTCCTGCACGTAGATGGCGTAGGTCCCGGTGCCGTTCAGGTGGTTCTCGGAAATCAAGATCGCGTCCACCACGAGCGGGTTGGTCTGGGTCGTGCCGAACTTGATCAGACGGATACGGGAGGCGTGGTTGTGAACCACCTTGATGTTCTGGACATTGAAGTTCTGGACTGTGACCAGGATATCCCGTTCGACATTGTTGCCGAACACGTTGACGTTAACCGAGTCGTCGATCCAGATGTCGGAACCGAAGGTGTTACCAAATACCTCAGCCGGTCCGGAGTTGTTCTCGACCTCGCACGATGCGTAAGTGTTGAACGCGTCGTAGTTGCCGTACACCCTCAAGTAGCCGTTGTTGCCGATGAAGTTGTAAGAGGACGCACCCTGACCAGCGGTCGCGGAACCGCCACCATACGTCGAGCAGCCAGACACCTCGACATCCCGAGTGAGGATGTGCTGGAAGTGGCCGGAGTTCATCTCCGAGGTAGGCGGTGCGAAGGACTCGCAGTCCTTGATCTTCACCCGGGTTACGTACCCTGCCGGGACGAACGACGGATCCGATGCTGCAGCGTAGGTGCCGCCCGCGAGGTAGGTGGCGTAGAAGAAGTCATGGAAGTGACAGTTCTTGAACGAGAACCCGGAGATATTGGCCGACAGCCCGTTGCCAGAGAAAGTGGTCTTGAACGCGACGTTGTTGCCGCTGTACGTGGTGGCCTTGAACGTGATGTCCTCGACTTCCAGACCGCCAGTATTGGTCCGGAATCCCTCGGTCAGCTTGATGGTCGTGGCCTCGGGTCCCGCTCCTTTCAGAGTGACCGCCCGGTTCAAGCTGATCGCCGTGCCGGAGTAGTCGAACTCGCCCTCCGGAAACTCGATCACCTTGGCCCCGGATGCCAGCGCACTCAGGAAGTTCGCGCGGGAGGTGCCGTAGTCCATGATATTAACCAAGGGGTAATGCCTTTCTACATAGGTAAGGGAGGCCCCGGATGGGGCCTCCCTGGGTTTCGGAACCTAGGCGAGGTGCTTCGGTCCCGGTGCGGTCACGAAGGCCGCAAGATCGCCCTCCGGAGCCTCCAAATGGAGCTTCGACTCCGGGAGTCCCACATTCGGTGCGAAAGTGGCGGTGACGCCCTCCAAGGACCCAAACTCGCGGACGAACTTGGTAGCGTAGTCGGGGTCGTCTGCCTTGATACCACGATTAGCCAGCTTGTCAGCGATCGATACGCCATCGGATCCAGGGGTCTTGTACAGGCCGAAGTGGAGGCCCACGCCGACCACGAAGGACATCACGGCCATCACGAGCCACTGGAACACGTCGAATACGCCCTCACGTCCTCCGAGATACCACGACAGCAGCTCCGTGAGGGCAGAGGACACGACCGACAAGGCCAGCAGCAACAGGGACTTCTTGTTGCCCGCCGTCATGCGGGTCGTGATCAGGCCGACGATCAGCGGCAGGACCGGACCGAGGAAGAACTGGAGCAACGTCCAGACATCAAAATGGAAGGTAAGCATTGGGACCTCTCAGGTTTAGCGCTTGAGCCAAGCGATGATTTTATCGAACACGGACTGGGCGACTGCCTCCGTGTCCACGGAACCGCCACCGGAGACGGGAGTCGCCCGGATTGCACGGGTATCAGTGCCGATGTCCGCGAGGTACTGGATGGCCGGGACGAGCACCGGCTTCTCAGCGGTGCCCACGTTGATCTGGCGACCCCAAACCTCCTTGGCGACTGCGGCGGGCAGAGCGTCAATGCGCTTCTGGTTCTCCTCGATGGTCCACATGAACCCCGGGTGGAGCTTGCCCTTGGAATCTACCCAGCCGTCAGAGGCCAGGGCCTTGATGTACGCAATGGCGCGATCTACTTCTGCCACGGTCAGTTCATCTCCTAGATTTGAAGTGGTGATGCCTCGGGCGAGAGCATCAAGTCGAGCGAGGTCGTAGGTGCCGGGGCACGCGGTGGACTGCCACTCGTAGTGGTGGACGAGGGGAACGTCGCCATAGATCCCGCGCAAGAACGCGATCAATGCGGCGACGGTCAGGTAATCCCCGTCTGTGGCCTCCGGTCGGCACTCGATGCCGATGGAGGTGGTGTTGCCGTACGGGTTGCCCGCATGCCATGCGCAGTCGTCCGGAGAGACGATGCAGGACACGAGGCCGTCCTGTACGACGTAGTGCGCCGAGGTCGGCTTGGTGTTGGTGCACAAGAAGTTCTCAACGGTCCAGAACTCCTGGCCGTAGTTCCCCCACCAGTGAATCGTGATCGACTCCACGCGCCGGTTGCCCTGCCCCCAAACTTGGTTGGCAAGGTGGCCGGGGGTGAAGTTCTTCGAGGTGTGGCCCTCGAACAGCTCATACTGGGTGCTCATAGCTCCAGCCCTTCCATAGGTTCGATCGGAGCCTTCTCGACGGGTTCAACACCCAGCCGACAGACCTGATCTGATAGACGGTAAACTTGGCCCCTTAGACCCTGCGAGTAGCGCCTCCAGAGCGGAACCTGCTTGGCCTGTTCGACCGCGAGTTTCCGCTCCTCCTGCACCTGATCGATAAGGTTGGTCAGCAGTGTGATCTGGCTCGACTCCTTCTGGCTCTTCCGAGTCAGCTTCGCTACCAGCCACATTGCAGCCCCGGACCCCAGCACCGTAATAGCCGTCTTGACTGCATCCAAGATTGGTGCCGAGAGGTCGGTCATTATTGCTGCCCTTCCTCGATCTCCTTGATAAGACGACCGATCTTGTGGATCGGAGCATTAACAAGGCGGGATACCCCGATACACGCCACTAACATTGACCAGTAAAGGCCCATGGCCAGCCACAACCGCGAGGACCCGTTGGCAATCAGCGCGACTAGGAATGCCTGGGTGTAACTGAGGGACCAGACCGCGCACATCCCGGCGAATATCGCCATCGCCCACGATTGGTCCTGCCGGAAAGCCCCGACGAGCAGATAAAGTCCGACTCCGAACCAGACTCCGCCCCAGAACCCCAGCGGTACCAGCGAGTCCAGAAGCTCCAGACCGGTCGGTATTGGTGGGATTATGGAGATTGGGGTCGGCAGGTACGCCAAGCCAAACAGCATTGACATACCGCCGAACCCCAGCAGGGTTGCCCCGCGTGCTCCGTTGATCTTAATCATCAGCGGGGAGCACCTCGCACCAGAGGTGGTTGTGCTTGCGGTCCGAAGAGGCCGCGTGGTTGACTGAACCTGCCGCCACCTGAGTCCAGATGCGAGCACGAGGCGAAATACCCGCGCCGATGCTGATCCAGTCGGTCTCCATGTTGCCGGTGAGCCAGTAGGCACCGGGAGGGCCGAACGAGACGTAAGACTTGGCCTGGGCGTCGTCCACCAGTTCCACGCCCGCCGAGACGCAAGTCCGGAGCTGCAGGGAACCGGAGCCAATTGCACCGGAGGAGACTGTCAGACGGCCGTTCACCCGGACTTTGGTGGCGTATGAGCGGGTGGGTGCGTCCGACACGATGCCGATCACCTTGTCGGAGGTGCTGGAGGTGGTGTTGAACGAGGCCGGGTCCGCGTAGTAGCGCTCCGGAGTCGATACCCATTTCCAAGCCGTGCCGTTCCACTGCTGGATGTGGTTGTTCCGGTCCAGCCTCATAACCGTCTGGCCCTGCACCGGGGTAGTGATCGTGTCCCGGTCCGCCTTGTCCCGGACCCGGATCATCGAGCCACGGGTGGCGGTGTACTTGAATACCTGGGTGTAGGTCAGGTGGGTGCCGAGGGTGTCCCCGGCCTCCACGAGCGCCTCGGCCAGAACCATCGCCCCGGCAGGGACCCCAGCGTAGTTTCCGGTGGGTGAAGCTGCAGCCGTGCCGACCGTGACACCTGCAACCGCGAGGTTGTTGGCATCACCCTTGGTCGTATCGTTCTGCTTAACCCAGATCAGATCCACGCGGGAGTTGGAGCCGGGAGCCGCAGTGCCCGCCACCGTCTGAATGCCCTCGTTCGCGAACTCGTACGCGCCCTCACCCTGGGTCCGGTGAATCACGAAGTGAGCCGGGTCGATGTAGTGGGTCATGGAGGCCCCGGAGCCGTACACGAGGTTCGTCTTGCCATTCTCCAAGACTCCGGACCGGGGGACCCCGGGTGCGTTCTCAATAAGCAGACCGCCCAGCGCGAGTCGGGCTTCGGCGGGTGTGGTGCCGACGTTGCCTCCCGCTACCGGGACGAATAGCCCTCGTTTTATTGCCATTAACTTGTCTCCTCCACTGGCGGAATCCGGTTGGCGATCTCGTCGATCAACCGTCCCTGCTGATCCAGACGGTCAACAAGGTCTCTAATAATTATATCCTGTTGTGACACCGTGTCCAACAGGTGCTGCACGTAAGGCAGGAGGCGAGGCCCCACCAGATCGTATCGCAGACCGTCGATCTGGCCCTCGTAGTAGGTCACTACCTCCGGCCAGACCTCCGCCACCTCCTCGGCAATCATGCCGAACTCGTCCTTGGCTCCCTCAGTCATCCACTGCGGACCCTCGGCGGGTTGCCCGTCCACGGTCATTACAGGCCGGAAGGTCGGCTTGCGGTCGTAAACCACGGTCCGCAGGTTGTGGATCCCAGGATCCAGCGAGGCATGCTCCCGGACGTTCTGCTTGTACCGGATCGAGGAGGTGTTCCGCCCGAGGTGGAACCCGCCGTCGTTGCCAACCCAGACCGCATAGAAGGTCGATCCGGACACGTTGTTGTTGAACGCGTAGCTAGATCCGTCGGCCTGTGCCGCGAGCGAAGCGGTCGAGGCCGCAGTCGCGGTGGGGACTGCCGAGGTGATCTCCGACCCGGCGTGGGTGTGGGGTGATGGGGCGAAGGTGGCGGGTTTGCCGGAGAGGTTGGCCCACGTCGCCACCTGAGCGCCGATGTGAACCCAAGTCGCGCCGTTCAGGACCTCCAGTCCATATTCCCCCGGGTCCGAGTTCGTCAACAGCCCGTAGCGGGCGGTTTCCGTCCCGTCCGCCTTGTACGCGATAATCGCGGCGTCGGCGGTGGAGATTCGGAGGCGGATCTTGCCGTCCGAGTCCTTGATTACCATCCCATCGCCACCCGAAATCGAGGCGTTGCGAAGGTCCGAGTTCTTCCCGAGTTTCGCCACCTCAGACGCAAGCTGGGAGATCATCTGTCGGAGCTGGATAATCGGATCGGTTTCGACCCTCCGGCGCGGGATCCCGTCCGCCTCGACCTCAGGTTCGAGGACCGGTGGCAGCTCTTCCGGAATGGCTGTCATTACACGCTCCCTTGGATCGGCGCTACCGCGATTGAGACGTTGTTGGAATGGTCACCGTCAATAGCCAGCATTCGGACCCTGGCCCGCAGACCAGCCGGGAGGACCGGGTGATCCATCGGGGTTATCGCCTGTGCCCAGTCGCCCGGGAGGTAGGTCCCGAGCTTGGGTTCGGCGTTCGCCTTGACCACCATCGACCAAGCGTCCCAAGGCAGCGCGTGGTCAGCCATGGTCCGGTTGGCCAGGGACTGCAGGACCGTCTGGGACTCCTCCTGCGAGGACCCCTGCTCGGTCTCGGTCCACGGGTAGCCCGCCTGTACGAGACGGGTATTCCGGGCAGCGGCGAGACGCATAGCCTCTTCCTGTCCGGACCCCGGGGACCAAGCCCAAGCCGCCAGCTCCGTGCCGTCCTGATCGATGCCGTAATCCGCCACCGAAGAGTGTTCCACCGAGGCGTCCCACTTCCAGTCCGGGCCGTCTTGGTAGAGCAGGTCAACCGAGCCGTGTTCCAGAACCCACTCGACGTAGTCCGGGCTTCCCGCCTTGAATCGGGGCCTGAACCGCAGATCTGGCCCCTTTTGGACGGCGGTAAGCTCCCGGAGGTCGTCTCCGAGCCAGCCGAGGTTGTACCCATAGTAGGTCCGCGTGTGGGTCCCTGCGATGGATGCGGGCAGAACCACGGGCAGTTGACCTCCCCACGGGTTGTCCTGGATTGAAATACGGACCAGCTCCCGGGCGATGGACCCGAGGTGCTTCCCACTGACAGTGATCTTGGCCTTGACAGGATCGACCCGGAGCGGGTCCCCGATTGCTCGGAGAGCCGCGCCCGGAACGTTCTTGCGCCGGTCGAAGATCGACCAAAGGCCGTTGCCTTGGAGGTCCAAGGTGTAGTCCTTCGGGTTGAACTTGCGCTTCCAGATCGGACCGCATTCGAGGATGGTATCCCCGTATGCAACCCCGATGAACTGCTTGAGCGTGGAGGTCAGGTTGCGCAGGTCCAGTCGGCGGGCCTCCTTGGAGGCTACCCGTACGGTGGCGGAGATTGGCCCCGCCCCGTTCAACCGGATGCCCCACTTGTAGGACGAAACCGGCAAGGTCGCATTGACCTTGCCGGTTTTCACGTCGCCCACGAAGACCCTAAATCCGGTCTCTACCACCATGCGGGCCGTACCTCAACTTTCATTGTAGCGTTGGTCGATCCCGGAGACTCGAAGAGCCAAGTGGCGGTTTCACCTCGGCCTAGCCGAGTCCATTCGGACACCTGCAGGTCGCGGGGTGCGTAGCCGTCCAACATCACCGATCCGTCATCGGTATCGAGGACCAGGGTTTGTCCTGTTCGCAAGATACCAGTGTACACCAGCCGACGCCCGGTACCAAGCTCGGTGATCGTGAATCCGGGAACCAAGGTGCCCTTGATCGTGAACTTGGGGCCGGTGTCCGCCGTCCCGGTGTTGGTCAGTGAGACCGTCCCTGGGCTTCCGTTGATGCCGAAGTCCAAGATACCCACCGTGCCCCGCCCGTCCGGTACGAGTTCCGTGGAGGCCGACGCGTAGGCCGTCCCTGCCCACCCGTAGTCATGCGCCCCATCGTCCAGCGAGTCACCGTCGAACCAAGGGGTATTGACATCGGACTTCTCGATCATTGCCCGGGATGCGTCGTAGTTACCGACCCCCGGGGTGTTTCCGGTGGTGTGGTAGTACCACAGGGTAATCTTGTTGAAGTCCCCGGTAGCCGCTGCAGTAACAGTCACCGTGGTGTCTACTCCGGCAGTCAGCGTTTGGGTCCCAGAATCTAGTTGGTTAACTAGAGTGCTGTTCATATAGAACGAGATCCGGAGCCGGGAGGTCTGGGTAGTTGGGCAATTAAGCACCATTTGTCCAGACCAAGTATCACCCATTACTCCAGACAGGCCCGCCTCAGTGTAAGTCCACCCGGTGGACCCGGAGACCTTCGGGACGTAGATCGCCCTGCGGGCCTTGCCAGACCTGCCGTCGCTGCCCGGGAGAGACCTCCAGAGGGTGTCCCCGACCTCTCCCGTGCCAGCTAGGTAGTTCCAGCCGACCGGGGTGATCTGAGCCGACTTCGTGGACGCGGAGAGGTGGGCCGTGCCGGTCCACGCGTAGATGAAGTCATCGTTGGGGGTCGAGCCGTCGTAGTACGGTTCATTAATCCAAGTCTGGACTTCACCTTGGGTGTCTCCGGTGAATACCTGCACGGCATCCGCCCACATCCTCTTGCCGGAGGCCATGGGGTTCACCAAATCCGAGGGGTCCCGGAACTGCAGATAGTACCCAAACGACACGGCATCAGTCGGAGCCTGGGCTACTACCTCCGGGTAGGCCCCGTTGTAGAAGCTGCCCACGATCCACGGGGAGAGCGAGTTGGAAACGCTCGCCCCGGCAGCGTTTCGCCAGTTGATCCAGACCCGGACCTCATACCCAGATTCCGTCGCCATGAACGCTTTCACGCCAGCCCACTGCCCCGCAGTGATCGTGGGACGGTAAGTGGCTGAAATCATGGACAGCGAAGGTTGGGCGTGGGTCCCGTCCGCCGTGACCTGCACAATGCTGGTCCCGGATTTCCACATCTGGCTGAATGACCCGGTTACAGCTGCGGTGGCGTTGTTGGCCGTCCAAGCGGAGAAGCCCGTCTCAAACGACGGGTTCACCGCCCGGTTGGTGGAATAGAGTTCGGTGGAACCCGGAGCGGACGGCAGACCATTGGAGGCCCAGTTCGTCCGACCCGGGATCCACTGCCCCGAGAACAGGTCAAACCGCAGACCGCCACTCTCGGTCGGGATCCCCACCTCCGGGGACCAGATCGAAGAGCCGTACTTGCGCGGGTCCGGAGCCAACAGGAAGATCGTGAAGGTGAACTGCGCCCGCCCGGTCCACTGGGGGTCGAAGCCGTCCCCCACGAGGTAGACGTTGGCCCAGCGGGTACCGAGGGCCGAGTACGTTGTGAACTTGCCCTCAGTACCGTCGCCGAACAGCCCCGCCAGTTCCTGGATCTTCATCTCGGCGTCCAGCGCCGAAGTGCCAATGTAGGCCCCGTCGATCTGGATTAGCCGCTCGTCCTTCCAGCCACGCTCCGAATGCGAGCCGTGCGCCCCCAACCGGTCCGACTTGTCGCGCCGGATCGGGGAGGAGCCGTGCCAGCCCTTGATCTTGTTAATCAGGAGCTGCGACCCCGGACCCCACTGGACGTTCTCGCCCGTAGTGAGTTCCAGAGTCGCCGCGTTCGGAGCTACCAGCATGTTATCCGTCACGGAAGAGCACCTACAATCTTTCCTGCCGAGATGGACGCGAGGTTCTCCTCGCTCATCTTCTCCGATGGATGGACGTGCTGCTCCACGAGGGGTCCGCTGTACCGCTCATAATCGCCACGGCGGACATCGTATCCACCATAGCGGCTCTGAGTGGCGAAGGCCGGAACCTCCGGGAGCTGCACGAGGTTTTGCATGGACTGGGTGAGGTCGTCCCGCATCGAGTCCAAACCGCCGATGTAGCCCTCGACGGTGTTGACACCGAAGCCGAAGAACACCCTCGACGGGGAGTGGATTCCGAGCAGGTCCTTGAACACTCCGACGATCGGACCCGGGACGAGCGAAACAATCGCGTTACCGATTGCGCCCATCATGGAGCCGATACCGTTGATCAGACCCTGGATGATATCGCGACCGATATTGAACAACGCAGATCCCACGTTGCCCAAGGCCCCGGTGATCTTGCCAAGCAGACCGCCGAAGAACCCGAGGAGGTCCCCAATCATCCCGGACGCGCCGTTGATGATAGAGTTCCACGAGTTGGTGACGTAGTTCACCACTCCGGAGAAGATCGAAGAGAAGAACCCGAATACCGCGTTCAGCCCGCTGCCGATGATCGAGATCAGCGTGGACAGGATCCCCGAAATCACCGAGAGGATCGTACCGAAGATTCCTGATACGACGTTCAGGATACCGGACCAGACTTGCGCCCAGTTGCCCGAGATGATCCCGGTCACCACCTGAATGATGCCCATGATGATCTGCATCACGTTGGTGATGATGTCGGCTATTGCGGTAAACACCGTGACGACCACGGGCATCAGTGCCTGGATGATCGGCATCAGCAGGTCGGCAATCATCGCGATCAAAGGAGCGATCGCTTGGAGGACCACCCCGAAGATCGTAACGACCATCGGCATTACTGCCGTTACGAGCTGCATGATGACCGGCATCAGGGCCGTGAGCAGCGACCCCACGAGCTGGATAACCACGGTTACCAACTGCGAGACGATCGGAGCGATCATCGTGAAGAAGCTGCCGAGCTGCGAGAACAGCGAAATCAGGACCGGAGCCAGCGCCACAAACAACGACCCGAGCTGGGTGACCAGCATCGTTGCGAACTGCTGCAGCGTCGGCATGATCGCAGTCAGGATCCCGCCGAGCGCGGTACCCACCGCTGCACCCAAGGCCCCCAGTGCTCCGGCCAGTGCGGGCAGCACCGGCATCAGGGCTTGGAAGATCATCCCCAGTGGCGAGAAGCTCGTGAACAGCTGGAGGACCTGCGGGACCAGCGCGGCTATCACAGGACCCAGAGTGGAGAAGAGTCCAGAGAAGACCGGCCCGAGGGTCGAGGACAGGGTACCGATGGTATTGTGGATGGTGATGCCCAGGCCCTCGAAGAACCCGGAGATTCCAGAGGAGGTGTTCTCGCCACCCTGCAGCAGACCCGAGAAGAAGGCTTGCCCGGAACCCTGGCTCGACTGCCAGACCCGCCCGATCCGGTAGCCCGCAGTTTCGAAGGCTCCGGCCAGCCCGGTCGAGGTGATGTCGCCGTCCGACTTGATCCCGCTAAAGAAAGCCCTACCCGCTCCGAGACCCTCCGAGAACACCTTGCCGAAGGTGGAGTTCGGATCAATCTCCAGAGCGTTCAGGACATCGGCATTGGTGCCTCCGTCCTTGAGGACCTGCTGCATCACCCCGACTTTATCGAGGAAGGCCGACAGGCCCCGTACGCCGTCCAGTGCCTTGAGGCGTACTGCGGTGAAGGTCGGAGCGAGGAACCCGCCGATCTTGGCCGACAGGTTCTCCGACTCTGCGGCGAGGGTTTTCTGCACGTTGGCCGTGGAGTCGGAGGTCCGGGCAAAGTCGCCTTGTGCGTCCTTGGTCTGCTTGTAGATCAAAGCCTGTGCGGCGAGGACCTTCTGTTGCGGAGTCAGCGCGTCCTTGGTCGTCTTTATCAGACCCTGGGCGAGAGCTTCCTCGCGCATTGCCGCGTCGTCCAACATTACGCCGTACGCGCGGATAGGTTCGGTTTCGCCACGAAGAGCAGCGCCGACCGCCTCGATCGCCTGTTCGGTGGAGGTGCCCTTGAAGGACGCCATATCACCGGCCAGCGCGGTCAGGTCCGTGGAGAAGGTGGCGAGATCGTTACCGGCCAGCCCAGCGGACTTGCCGTACGTACCGAAAGTGTTGGCAGCGTTGATAACCTGCTGCTGGGACAGGCCCAGTGTGGAGCCTGCGTTCTTAGACTGGTCGATGATCAGGTTCATCGAGTCGCCAAAGACTACCCCGGCTGCAGCGGTCGAGTCCTCCAGCTCAGAGAATGCCGCCACCGAATCGGAGGCGAATGTCTTGATTCGGTCGGCTGCGAACAGAGCGAGAGCGGGACCAACGACGGCTTTGAGTGCCCCGCTGATCCCAGCTCCCATGCCCTGGCCGATCTTGTCGCCAGCGGCCTTGCCGTCAACGCCTGAAACTTCCTTGGCGATGGCGCCTTGGAGACCCTTTACTGATGGCAACAGCGAGAAATACGCCGAGCCTACTTCCACTGCTGTCATAGGGGTTTAGTCTCCTGCCCACCAGTCGTTAAATTCACTGATTTTGATCGGTTCAGAACCGAATGATTGGGTGTTCTTGTCTTTCACACCCGGTCGCTTGAGGCGTCCCGGTTGTGCACCCTTGCCGCCCCCGCGCTGCCAGTTGGCGTCGTTCAGAACGTCAACCACGATCGCGAGCAGGTGATCCGTCACGGACCATTCAGCGGCCTCCCCGTGGATGGACAACCCGATAGCGGAGCCGAGTGGCGCATGCGCTATGATTTGCCATAGCTGCCGCCAGTCCAGCTCCGCTCCGAGTTGGTCAAGGTCCTTGCCCATGGAGAGGAGGGTGTATTCGATCGCCCCCCTGTGCTCCCTTAGGAATCCGAGGAGGGCTGAGATTCCCCCAGAGAGACTCCGGAAGCTGCAGCCCAGGCCTGAATGACGCCTTCGAGCTGTTCCATATCGTCGAACTCGTTGATCAGGTCAGGCTCGTACAGGGAGAACAGAAGCTGCAGGGCCTGTTGGACCGGCATGCCCTCGACCTGCATCGCGATCTTGGGCTTGAGGTACTTCAACTTGGGGATGGACCGGATCTTGTCCTCGTTGGGGAGCTGGAACCGGAACTGGTTCTGCGCGAGGCTGGCCTTGGAGGCGGGAACCCGGTAGATCGCGGGTACTTGGTCGAGCACCTCGCTGATCGGCTGGTTCTGCTCGGCCTGTTCAGCCTGAATGCGGCGAAGCTCGGCCAGCTCTGCGGGGGAAAATTCGGGTGAGGTAGTCAAGGGGATCACTACTTTCTGATTTGGTTGGGTTTGGGATCATTTAGGTGTAACGGAGGGGTGGGCGATCCCGTACCCACCCCTCCAGCTTGTTACGCGGTGTAGACGCCCGTATCTGTGTAGATGTAGACGTTGTTACCGAGAGCGTCCGGGTAAGTGGTCATCTTGACCGGAAGCTGCACTGCGTCCTTCTGGGTGAAGGAGATTTCACCACGCTCGGTGATCTGGCCCAGCGGGACCACGATCTGGATCTTGCGCGGGCCGTCCTTGATGCGGATCACCCAAGTGTTGACGGGCATATCCTGGCCGTTGAGCTGGACCTTGTGCATCAGGCCGTTGCCGGTGGTGTTGGTGGTCGGGACTGCGCCCGCCGTGCCAGCAGCTCCGGTGTCGGTGTAGGTGGTGACCGCGCCGAGCGTGGTTACCAGCTTGTCCTGCCCGCCCGAGAAGGTGCCACGGTAGACCTTGTAGCCAGTCGCACCCGCCACCGCTGCCCAAGTCATCACCTGAGTCGAGGTGGCGGCAGTCGTGGTCGTGGTGATTTCGTTGGAGCCGAGGGTCTCACCGTTGGCGTTGATCGCCGTGATCCGCCAGAAGTAGGTACCGTTCAAAGTACCGCCCGTGGTTGCCGTCGCGCCCTTCGTCAGGACCGGAGCGCTCAGGAATGCCTGGGAGGTCATGACCGCTACGTTGGCGTCACCGAAGTACCCACGGAGGGCCTCGGTGGACAGCTCAAGGTGGGACCACGCCAGCTCAGCGGCGAACTCTTCCAGAACCTTCCGGATGGTCGTTCCAGACCAGTCCTTGATGTCGGACAGCTTGGTGTTCGGAGTCAGCTTCAAGCCGTCCGGGCCGACGTAGCCCGAATCAACGTAGGCCGGGTCCAGCGTCGCGGCGATGGTACCGGGAAGCGCAGTTCCGACGGGAGAGCGGAGGATTGCGCCCGTGACGAGCTGATCCGGCGCACCCGTAAATACGTTGGCGACCTTAGTAGTCATTGTATTGCCCCTTCTGTAGGCGTTACGGTTTCGCCGCTGCGGATTGCAACGACGTAGGTGGCGGTGTATCGCACTTGCGCGGACAGACCGTCCGGGAGATTGACGGGACCGGAGATCTCGTCACACCCCAGTATTGAGTATCCATCGATTTCAGTGTACCAATGGAGCAGACCCCGTACCTCGTTTGCGAGGCGAGCGGCCTTGGTTTCGGTGGAGGACCAAGCTTCGACCAAGATGGTCGGTTCGTCCGTGACCAAATCTCGCATTACGCCACCGACACGACGGAGGATGACGAACTCGGGCGGACGTGGGTTCGGGACGGCCGTCGAGGCCATGATCCCGGGCCGGTTGAATTTGGTCCTCAGATCGAACTGGACTTGCCGGAGGAGCAGGTCCTCCGAGTCCACGGTGATGATGATTTCGTTCATGGTCACCTCAGCGCGTCAATTGAGCTGGTTAGTGAGCGGTCCGTGGCCTCCGAGATCCTGGCCTCTTTGTTGGCCGTGATCACCGAGGCCCTGGCCCTCGTCTTGCCGGGTCGGACCGAGGCTTCATACCGCGCTGGCTCGTCCTCGAAGGTGTTCGCCGCGTTGGCTCTGCCCTCGGCTGCGTCGGCCATTCGTTCAGCCGCTTGGAGCAGGTGAGCTTGGACCTCGGCGGAGTTGAGCAGCGACCGGATCCCGGCGTCGTTCAGGACGACTTTAACCTCTTCGGCCATCAGCCCTCCCAGCGGTTGATCGTGAAGGTTGCGTGATCCAGGGTCCCAGTCGGGCTGGGCTGGATTTGCACCTCACCCACGATCTGGTATTCCTTGCCCGCGTAGCGGAAGTGATCCGAGTCCCGGATATCGACGCTGGCCGGGGCCTGTACCAGATACTGGGTGAGTGTGGCGTTTCGGTTCACCGAGACCTCGGTGGAGGTGGTCGGCTGGACGATGCAGCCGGAGAGTGGGGTTTCGACCGCGTTGGCGTAGTCGTAGCTCACGTTACCATGGTCCGAAATCTCGGCTGGCCGGATCCGCACCAGAGTTTGTCGGGCGAATGAAATGGGGAGCATCAGGCTGTCACCAGCTTATACCGGGCGATGATTTCGCGTTCGTACTGGAGCGGGACCAGCCCGCCCGACACTCCCTGCTGGACCGTGGCCCAGTTGATCGACATTGCCCCGGCCTGTTCACGGGTTGCTCCCATCGGGGAGGCCAAGCCCCTCGCCACCAAAGACAGGGTGAGGAAGGTCAGCTCGGGGAAGTCGTCGTATCCGTGGTCCATGACGGCCACGATCTTCCTGAACCGGTTGGTCCACGAGGCCCGGTCGGTCCGCTGGACCATACCAATCTCGGACCAGTCCAAGGTGTCCACGTCCAGAGCTACCCCAAGCTCGGTCAGGGAGACCAGCTCGGAGAGCTTCTGAGTGGGCAGGAGCAGTGTAGGCCCACCGGGGCCGTCCAAGGTCACGGAGTGCCCCACGACGGCTGGCCCGATGTGCCACCCTGCCTCGCGCCGGATAGACTGGGTGACCGCCTTAATTGCGTCCTCCACGCGTGGGTCATCAGCCGGGATTGCACCTTTGGTGTATGCTTCCAACTGTTGAGGCGTCGCGAAGTCTGGAATATCTGCGATAGCGACCAAGACGGCCACCCCTCTCGTCTACTTGTTGGCGGGAGCCTGGGCTTCTGCCGTCTGGACTTCCAGCGGCTTTGCGGCTTCCTTGTCGGTGAGCTTCTTGGCGGTGTCGCCCAGAGTCTCGGCATATTCGTCGGTGGCCTGGATCCGGTGCTTTACGCCGTTGATCTTGACCTCGTAAACGTTGAGCTTAGCCATGGTAGCTAATCCTTCCTAAGATTTTGGAGTTTTGGAGGGGTGAGGGGCCGGAGTAGCGACCCCTCACCCGAACCGGACTACGCTACGGGAGCGAGGTCCAGCTTGACGATCGCGGACGGGCGACGGACTGCAAGGCCGAGGCGCTCTTCGGCGCGTACGGTGATCTTGTTGTCCGTGAAGTCCGTGCTGTGCGAGTTGGTGGACTCGACGCGGACGCCACCCTTGCGGTAAACCGTGGTGGCCTGCTTGAGAGCACCAACGATTGCGGTTCCCTGAGCAACGCTCGGGGTAACCAGCGTGCGCAGACCCCAGACGGGCGGGTTCTGCAGGACGCCGCCGTTGCCGTACTGGCCTTGGAAGAATCCACCGCCCATGTACTGCTCGTTGGCGTCCTTCTGGAGCCGCAGGGCCTGGTAATCGAGCGGGTGCATCACCAGCGAGTCGGCGTTCAGGCCGGAGGCCGTCTGCACTGCGGTGATCTGGCGGAAGATTGCGTCCGCCACACCCTCGCCGGAGGTACGTGCGCCGAGCTGGATGCCGGAGCGGTTGAGCAGACCCAGGATGTTCTGCCCGGTGCCGTCGCCGTAGATCAGCTGCTGCTCTTCGAACTTGGCCAGTTCGTAGAGGAGACGGGTGTTGATCTCGGAGACGACGAAGGGAAGATCCTCCATCATTTCATCGGTGAACTTGATGAAACCGGCGATCTTGCGGATCGCATCGGAGGCCAGGATCGGGTCCGGGATGTGGAGCTGCGGCTTGGCCGCACCTTCCGCAACGGTCGTGAAACCGCCCTGAACCGGTCCCTGCTCGATGAAGTAGGCGATGGCCTGACCGGAGATGGTGCCGGAGCCGAGCAGGTCCGCGAGGATCAGCTCAGGACGCGGTGCCTGAACGATCGTGCGGTCGAACTCGGTGAGGACCGGAGTCTGGAACACCGAACCTACAGTGTGGGTGTCGCCAGCAGCCTTGGCCGGACCTTCCCACTCGGAGGTGGAGACCGAGTAGCCCTTGACTCCGAGGTTTTCCTTGACCTCGGAGTAGATGGACTTGGCGAAGTGGTCACCGAGAGACTTGGCTGCGGTCTGCAGACCCTTCTCGCGGAGGTCCTCGTTCTCGTCGCCCTTGGCCAGCGAACCGAGGGTGGAGAGCAGACCCTTACCACGCTCGCCAGCGGCGATCTTGGCGTCGAGGGACTTCACCTCAGCGATGTGACCCTCAACTTCCTGGGCTTCGGCGTCGGTCAGGTCGCGGCCTTCGCCAGCAGCCTTTGCAGTGAGGGCCTGTGCCGCCTTGAGAGCAGCGGCACGTTGTGCTTTGAGATCCATGCTAGATCTCTCCTTTCAATGAGAGGATTTCGAGTTGTGCCGCGAGGCTCCGTGTGCTAGCGGACGATTTTGGGCGGGGGTCCTCGACCTTGGCCGGTGAAGGCTCCTCGGTCTTGCCCTGGCCCTTTTCGCTGGCCGCGTCGGAGATGCGTGCGCCACCCATCAGGAGGTCCCCGATAGAGTGGTATGTTTTCAGGAGAGACTTGAACTGCGAGTCGGACAGCGTGCCCTGACGAAGCTGCTGCTCGGCCAGTGCTGCTGCCTTGACTGCGGTAATCTCAGTCTCCTGATTGGCTCCAATCGGAACCACCGAGACTTCGTAAAGTTTCAACTTACGAAGCTCGAAGTATTCTTCGGACCCTGCCGACTCGTCGCTGGGGTCCTTCTGGCGCTCGGCCCAGCCACCCTCCAGAACGTCATATGCGAACGACATCTGGTTGATGCGCCGACCCTTAATGAGCCGGTAGACCTGAGCCGCCTTAGGCGATTCGAGGTCAAGCTGGTTGAGCGTCAAGAGGCCGTGGTCGTCCTCCTTGGCGTCCTCCACGTGGCCGATGTTGTAGTCCGGGTCACTCATGTTGTGACCGAACAGCAGCGGCAGAAGGTTGCCGGAGTCCTTCCACTGGGCCAAGGAGTCGTTGAATGCACCCGGCATCACCACGTCCCCGTAGGAATCCTTGTTGCCAAACACCGAGGCGTAGGCTTCGAACTGCCCCTCTTTCAGGCCGTCCTCTGGACCAGCTTTCACCCTTATCTGGGCGTCTTTCATCTTCACGATGTTTCCCCTTCCGGGCTACTCGACATTTACGGAAACGGAGCAGGTGCACCCCGCCACTCCATCGGCACCGAGGACCGGATCTCCCGGCCAATCGGCACCATTACTGAACTTTGCATCGACCGCCACCGTCTCCCCGTTCATCCGGCTGTGCGCCTTGCGAGGGTTCGACGAGTTAACAATCCATGTTTTGGTGCACTTCTGGTCGCCCGTACCAACCTGCTTGGCGGCTTCCACGGTGGCGAAAGCACTCCAAGCGGTCAGCAGGGCAGCAGCGGCAGTCACCGAGCGGTTGTCCTCGGCCTTCGAGAATACCTCCGACGGCTTCGGACCATCGTCGTCCCCCTCGGATGCCAGCGCTTCATCGAGAGCCGCCTTCGTGGCCCCGTTGATCGCTTCGGCGCGGGACTTCGCCACGGCTTGGAGGAACTTGAGGGTCCGCTCCGAGTCGTAATTGTCCGCGTCAAACCCGAGGGATTCCGCCACCTCACGACCGATCTTGTGGGAGACCTGAACCGCTAGTTTGTAGAGGTCCTGGGCTAGCTCCCGGTTCCACCGGGCCTCGTCCCACCAATCCTCGCCGTCCTTCGCGCCTAGCGCCGACAGTACGACCGCCGACTGACGCTTGAAGAACGCCTTCAAGACCTTCTCGATGTTCGCTTGGGCCGTGTCCGACCCCCGCGCTTTCTCTCCGAGGTCCATCATGGACGGCAGGACCAGCGGACCCCAAGACTGGACCGCCTTTTGAGCGAGTCCGAGATACTGGTTCTGCCCGGTGATCGAGTCCGGCGTACTGTCTGCCGGGTTCGCCTGTCCACCTGTGAGGACGTTCAGTGGAACGATCAGCTCGTCGGCCCCCGGGATCTCCGGCAGGTTCTCCCGTGCCCGGGCTTCGCTGCGGAGCATCCAAGGACCGCCGACAGCAGCCGACATTACTGCCGCTTGCTCTTCGAACGAGCCTTGGAGTTTTTCCTTGACGTTGAACTCGACGTAGATTCCATCAACGCCGGGATCAAGTTTGGGGACCAGAAACGTGTTGAGCCGATCTTCAAGTTGAGCGAGAACTGGGCCAAGTGTGTTCGTGTAGAGCGACTTGTTGAACTCGCGGACGTTGGAGAAGTTAGCGTTGTCAAGCTGGCCGACCATTGTGGGGTTGATATGATATACCTGGCACACGGTCTGGAAACTGAGTTTTGCCGCTTCGATGAACTGCTCTTCTTTCGCGTTGAACCCAAGCCGCTTGCCTTCCATACCATCTTCGAAGATGATCGTTCCGCCCGCGTCCGAGCCGCCGTCCCCGGCCAGCTTGGAGTCGAGGGCCTCCTTGAACTTGCGCTTCTGGTCCGGAGTCCACGACGGGGCATCCTTGGGTCGGGAGACCACCATTCCGGCGCGTCCACCCTTGGTCCACTGCTGCTCGCGGTAAACCATCGCGTGGATCTGCTCCGACATCGTGGCCTTGAGCGACTCCACCGGGGAGACGCCCTTGACCAAGTTGTTCGGGTCCCACCCGTGGAAGTAAAGAACGTCCTCCATCGGGACCTTCAAGGGCTGAGTCGCACCCGGGGGTTGGATCTTCACCCAAGACGGACCCCAGATATCCCCGCCACCGAACCCCTGAACCCAGGGCATCGGGATCGGCTGGATCGTCCAGCCCGAGGGTCGCTCGATATCCTCGACTACCAGCCAGAGCGCCTCGTCCCACAGGGCCAAGTCCGAGACCAGCGAGTTAAACAACTCGTAGGTGGTCATCGACTTGTTGGGAGCTTTGAGGGTCTGGGCGGTGACCGAGGCCCGGTCGCGCTGCCGATCAGTTTCACCCCGGCGCTTGTAGGTGTGAACCCCAAGCTGCGCGATGTTCCGAGCCATGAACGAGATTACCGTCCGCAGGTTCGGTTGCTGCCGGAACAGCGATGCCGGATCCTGGCCCCGGATTAGCCGTCGAACGTCGTCGAAGCTGGCCGGGACCCCGAAGAGCATCACCGATCCATACTCGGTCTGGGTTTGGGGTGCCATAACGTTCCGGAAGGCATCAAAGATTCCCATGTGTACTCCCTCCGGAGGTCATACGAAGATCATCTCTTCGTTATCGTAAGCGCTCTTCTGTTGCTCTTCCACCGGTTGGTGTAGCGCCCAAAATGCTGCAGTGATTGCGATCAGCGGGGAGATGTCGAATGGGGAGCGCTTCCGGTCCCACACCCAGTAGTCCGCAATGGACTTGGTTTGGGCGGTGGTAGCGGCGAAGTTGAGCACCTCTTGGTTGAGGTGCCTTACCTTGCTGTCCCGTACGGCATCGAAGAACTGGGCGGTACCGCGTCCGAGTTCGCCACCGGCCCAGCCCACAATCGGAATGCCCTCGGTGACCATCTCTTTCAGCAGCGAGGAGACCGGGGAGCCGTTCTCCTGTATCGCCACCCCGAGCAGACCCTCTCGCTCCTTGCGCTCCTTGAGCCAGGGTACGATCCAGTCTGTGTTCGCCCGGTAGGCGATAACTTCCACGTGGGTCTTGCCGTCCTCGCGTAGGCCCACCATCGCAATCGAGGCGTATTTGCGGTCCCACGAGACATCGACGCCGAAGTAGTAGCCTCCGACGCGCTTGGAGGACATATCCCGGAGGGTTTCCCAGTGTCCCTGTTCCCACGGCCCGAGGGCTGCGGTCGAGACCCACTGGCAGAGACATTCGACCCGGAATACCGGATCGGGGTCGGTGCCATGAGCTGCGGCGAGCGCCTCTTCGGTCAGGCGAATTTCGCCGTCCGCGTCGGCATGTCCCACCGAGGGGTTGGCCATTGCCCAGCCTCGGCGGTCCGAGGTCGGGTAGTCGTCAGGAGCGGAGTATTCGAACAGGCCGAGGGAGACATCCTCGGTTTCCCCGGACTCGATCGCCATGTGGGATTGGTTCCGGAGGTGAGCCAGCACGACCGACGAGGCGTCGCCCGCGTTGGATACCCCCCAGACCTGCGCCCGAGGACGTGCCATGGTGGTCTTGGTGACTGCGCCCCAGGCATCCCAGTTAGTGTGCTCCCGGAGTTCGTCGAGGATGACCAGATCTCCGGAGAGACCACGGCCACCCTTGCGGGTGGCTGCAGTCACCTTGTACTGGGACCGGACCGTATTGCCCTCGGCGTCCTTGAAGGCGATACGGAGCGACTTCTTGCCGTTGGTCTTGTCAACCGCCGTAATGTCAGCGGCTAGGTCCTCGTTATCTTCGGCAAACGCCACTGCCTCGGACCATTGCTTCTCAGCGATGTCGAGGTTCTGGGCGGTTCCGATCACGAGTGGTGCATTATCGACGTACATCCGCCACAAGGACAGGACCTGCAGGAGCAGGGACTTGCCGTTCTGACGGGCGACGAGGAGGACCACGGTCCGGAACCGGAACTTGCCGTCCGGGTTCAGCTCCAGCGCGTGGATCAGGATCCATTTCTGCCACGGGTAGAGATGGACTCCGAGGACCATCTCTGCGAACTGAATGCACTCGAACCCGAGGGAGGTTTTGGGGGTCAGCTTCCGCTTAGGTGGCGTATAGATCCTGGGGACTTCACTCCCCAGCAGCTCTTTTCGCCCTGCTGGCCGTCGGCTTGCGGGTCGTTTGCTTGCCGGTTTGCGCTTCGTTGCCGCTGTTGCCACTTCGAAGCCCCCTCACGACTGCCAGACCCGACTTTTGTTTATCGTCCGGTTTGATGTCGAGGGCCTTTCGTGCGGCAATGGAGCCGCCGAGCTTTTCGAGACCGGAGATGATCTGCGGGATTGTATAGATTGCCTTGTTGTGGAGTTCCATCGCCCGGATCAGGTCCTTGGGTTCGGCCTCGCCACCCAGAGAGAGGGCTTCCACGGTGTGCCGGGTCTGGTCGCAATATTCCGCCATTGTCCGGATACCGCCGACGATGCCCCAGTCCTTCTCGGTGAGGTCGTCCTTCATGGCGTCGATGGACTTCTCGACATATTCCGCCATTTTGCGGTTGTCAAACGACTTGGGGTCGAAAGCCATTATTTGACTCCTTTCCGCGTACGTGTGCGGGCGACCCCGGGTCGAGTGCCGGGGAGGGAGAGGACAC